TTGGGATTCTTTTTATTACATCAAGTTTGTAACAGTAACAGCACGGTAATACTGGTTACGATTTGCTGTAAATGTATCAGCGTCAGTTGTGCCATCAGACTGAGTTACGTAAGGATTAGCAATCATGCCGTAACGAGTCTTGAAGCCAATCTTTGGCTGGAAGTTAGCAGGGTCAATCGCACGAACCATCTGTAACGGAACGTAAGGACAGTAGAATAAACCTGCGTCATAAGGGCTAGTACCTTTGTATCCAGCTACGTAGAACTGTGATGCTGAACCAGTGTTAGCACTGTATGGGTCGATGTACACTCTGTAGCGACCGTTAAGAATACCAGCGAAAGTGTTGCCAGTATCGTCAACCTGAAGGTTGTTGCTAAGGCCTGAGCTGTAGTCAAGAACACCTGACATTGCAAGAGCAGAAGCTACGTCAGAAGAACAAATGATAAAGTTACCTTTGCCCCTACGAGTATCTTGTGCAATTACGTTGGCATCACGCTCGATGTTGAACATGAGGCCTTTGAAGCGTTCTACTGACCAACGACCGTTGCTATCAACGTCAAGGTCAAAAGTACCAGGAGTTGCTGTAGAAGCAGCACCAGTCTTCGCTACCTTGTAGATAGTACGGATAACTTCACGGTTGATTTCAGCGAGAATTTCCTGAGAAAGAATGTTGCTCAGTTCGCTTTCTGCGTCAAGACCATGAATTGCTTTCAGGTCCTGGGCAAGTTCAACAGTGTATTCTGCTTTCAGAGCACGTGACTTGGCAGTTACAGTGGTCTTCTCAATGCTGAATGCCATTTCATTCAGAGTAGAACCACCTGATCCACCGATGTTTTCAGCAGTTGCTGTAGACATACCAGTACCAGTAGTAGGAGCTGCACCAACAGCACCATCCTGTGCGTGAGTTCCAGTACCAGAGAAGTCAGTATCGGCTTCGTTAAACAGGGCTTCAGTACCAGACTGTGTGCTATAGTGGCTCTTCATAGCGAAGATCAAACCAGTAGGACCAGTCATAGGCTGAACGCCAGCTACGTCATAAGCCATCAGGTTGGGAAGAGCACGTCTAACCAGACTGATAAGAATAGGATCATAGTTGTCAATTGAAGCGCCAGTGGCGTTTACGGGTGTTGCTTCGAAAAGGGCTGATTTTTCTTCACGCAGCGCCTTCTCTTGGTTTTCGAGAACTACAGCAGTTACCGCTCTTTTGTACGGATCTGCAATTTCTTGCAGGCTCTCGTGCTTAAGAACAGGTTCCCACTTCTTCTCTAACTGTTCAGATAAAAACATTGAAGTTTCTCCTTATTGTTGTTATAAACTAACTTTACTATTTATAATATTAAAACTTTTTACTTTTGCTAATTGCAGAAGCATATCTGCTCATAACAGTATTTTCAGTTAAAGAAATTTCGTCCACAGAATCTTCTAATGTATCATTTGATTCTGCGATTTCTTTACGAAAGTAATTTTCTTTAACCACTTTTAATTTGTTTGCATATGACTCTGCACTAGTATAAGAAATATCTTCTACCATTACAGCAAACTTCTCTGCGTCAGTGTCGGCAAGTTCCTCAGCGATTTCAGCAAAAATGTTCTGCTTCTTCAGAGTTACTGCTTCTTCGTTAAGGTCAATGTTCTTCTGAACCTGCTCATCAAGCTTTTCAGTAAGTTCATCAATCTTATTCTGCATTTCGGTCATTACGTCATATTTTTCTTCGGGTACTTCAATGTAGTGCTCGGTAAATACCTGCTGCATACCCTTAATGAAGGACTCAGTGATCTCGTTACGAAGGCCGTTTTCAACAGCAAGTTCGTTTTCCTTCATCCAATTTTCTGTAACGTAGTTAAGGTACTTGTCGATGTTCTCAACCATTTCTTCCAGCTTGTTTTCAAACTCAACATTAGCCTGTTCTTCGAGTTCTGCCTCGATGGCCTCTACTTCGTTTGCTACACGGGAAGTGACAACAGCTTCAAAAATTTCAGCTGCCTTAACTTTAAATTCTTCAGTGAGGTTTTCATCACCTTCAAAGAGAGCTGCAAGATCTTCTTCGTAAAGGACATCGTCATCAAATGCAACTTCTTCCTCTTCGATTTCTTCAACTTCTTCTTCAGTGATTTCTTCAACATCTTCCTCAACGATTTCATCTTCTGCAAGAACTTCATCTTCTTCAAATTCCGCTTCTTCTTTAGCAACATTTCCGGCAGATGCCTTCTTCATTACTTCAGATTCAGTGGGCTTATCGTTGACATAGTTTGCAGGAGCTTCTTTAGCACCGTTGCCTGCAGGAAGAGTACCATCTTTGCTCGCTTTACCCGAAGCTGCCTTACCCACAGGTGAAGTTAAACCGCCTTCTGCATTGCCAGTACCGCTAAGGTCTTGCATTTCAGGGTTGGCGTTTGAATCACCTTGAGTAGGGTTGCTATCGTCACGGGCAGTGAGCTTGTCTTTAGGACGGTTTGCCGCACCTTCCATAAGCTCTCTGATTTTAGACTCTACACCCATTGTTATATCTCCTTTCGGTTAGATTTAAAACTGTCTTATATATTTATACAAATTAAATATTAGATAGCCTATTTAAAAACTCGTTGAAAGCACGCATTTTGGCCTCTGCAAGGTCTTTACTGCTTGCTTTCTTAATAAACTGTTTTGTTTCTTCGATTTCTCTTTCTTGCCATACACCCTTGACGTATACCCATTCTCTGCCTTCCATGATACCTTG